TGAAAGTTCTTAGCATTCAGTTTAAACTCATCTCTGATCTGCTTATTCAACATTCTTGATTGAGTAGATTTCTTTTGATTTTCTCTTGCTGTTTCTGAAGTAATTAACTTTAGGTTTGCAAGAGAGTTAATGTTACGGGCTTTACCACCTGACATTCCATTCTCCTATTCTGTTCTTAAAAGATAACAATTATCTATTAGGATCCGACTAGCGAGAAATATACACGAAATTAATTTTAATCCATAGGAAATAATCATGACACAAGCAAACACAAACACCATCATCAAAGACGTAGCCTTGTTCTGGGCTAAGCTTGATAAACCTGTATCACCTTTTGGTGTTGATCAGTATGAGTTACAGATTCAAGGTGACAAGAAACGTGAGAAAGAATTCTCTCAGTTCGGTAAAGTAAAGCCTGTTGAAGGCGGTAAGATCTCTGTTAATCTTAAGAAGAAAGCCTTCAAGAAAGATGGTACAGATGCCGCCAAAGTTCGTGTAGTAGACGCAGGTAAGAAAGAACTTGATCCAAAGTTGATTGGTAATGGTTCTATCGGTAATGTTATGGTGTACTGCTCGCCATACGAAATCAAACTTCCTAACGGTAAAGTAAGTAAGGCTGGTATTTCAACAATGTTAGTAGCTGTTCAAGTTACTGATCTTGTTCGTTATGAACGTAAATCTGAGAACTTTGTTGACTTCGATGTTGAAGGTACTTCTGTTGATACAGATGCGTCTGAAGAAGCAATGTTTTGAGTTAGTGTAACTAACGAAAATCTCTCTAAATTATAATTATCCCTTGTGATAGTCCTTAAATGGTCTGTCATGAGGGATTTTTATTCGAAAGTATATATGATTAAATCCGATGAAGATGATGAATTTGAACGTATTGAACGTGAAAACTCTATGAAAGGACAACCATACATATACGACAGTAAACGTAAATGGATTAGTATTGACAAGTCAGACTATCCTGATATCAGATACCAGACTGAAACCTTCTTCGCTGGTGTACAGTGGGCAGAAAACAAACTCAAGGAACTTAACTCATGAAACTCAATAAAACACAACTGAACTACGCTCTCTCTCGTTTGTCTGAAAAGATCAATCAAAAACGTGATGCTGAAACACCTGACTATATTAGTTCTAAAAAGCATGATCCAAAAGAAATCTACAAGTTCTTACTTGCTCATAACGTTGATCTTGTTGATGAATCTAAGTTCGTAAACACATGGGGTATTCGTGATCTAGGTGAAGTACTTGTTTTCCCTGAAAACTTTGATAAAGCACACGAAGACAACATAAAACAACGTGAAGCAGTACGTGCTAAGTATGAAGCTATCCAACAATCAATGATGGATAAACTATATCTCTGTGACGAAGCTGAAGAAGCCCTCGAATTTATCAACTCAATCTAAAGGACAAATAATGAAAAACCTAAACGAATTCTTTCCAACAAAAGTCCAATTTGAAGTTAAAATTGTTACTGAAGTACCCGCAGAATACTACGATGCTAAAAACTGGGAACAAGGTATCGGTGTTTATTACCACGAAGAAAAAGATTGTATGTACTTCGTAAACAAGTACTCAGTCGATACTATCTGGAATCCATCACAGAAAGGATTATTTGAAGTAATTGAAGATACATTCCACTCACCTAAAGTTGAAGAAGATCTGTTGTTACGAGCTATTGCCGCTATGAACGGTCATCGTATATGAGTAATGATGGCTTTGAATTAGAGCAATGCATCATGGAATGTTGGCAAGTGTGTGAAGATCTGAAAAAATTCGACATAGATCGACAAACACTGGCTAACTACTATGAAGCCAAATTCAATAAACTCTGGGAAATCTTTGAGGAACTAACCCATGAACGATACTTTAATAATGTTGCCAGAAAAACACCGTCATTCAATCCGTATGATAATGAAAGTGAGACTTCATAAGCTTGAAGGTGACTTGTCATTCTGCAAAGATATGATAGCATTACACTGGAATAACTCTGATCCAGCTAAGCCTCACAGTATTACAGCATTCAAACTGCTTAATCACTACAAAGACTATGCTCGTAAGCTTCGTAAAGAACTTAAAACTATCCGTTCAATTCTACAGGTAATGAAATGAGTCAATATCACCACTGGTATTATACTGATAATGCAGACTTTGAATGCACTATCGAAGTTGAAGTAGGAAGTATCTGTCAAATCCGTGATGAAAAAGGAGGTTATGAGCCAGACTATTCTGACGATATCTATGTAACCGAAGTAAAACACAAAGGTACTGATATCATTGACGTCATCCATCCAGATGTACTCAAAGATATCGTGTCTCAATTCGTTGAAGTAAATTCCTCACTCTGAAAGTCCATATGCAAAATCCATTAAGCGAGTACCGTAATCACCTGTTTGCTACTCACGACAACCTTGATGAGTCGTTTTCATACTTACACAGTATGATGAGTACACTGTCTAACTCAGATAAGATGGGTGTTAACACAGCTGTCTGTTGTTTAATCAACACTCTTGCTAAAACAATTGATGAAGTATATCACCCCAGTAAAAACATGTCTATTGCCTCTCTCGTAGACAAATACCTTGATGACAAACTTGCCGCAACAGTTGAAGAAATCATAAGTGATCGTATCTATAGTGCTATCGAGCAATATATGTCAGAAGAATTTGATATCTGTGACTATGATGATAACATCGATTGGGATGATCGTATCAGCTCTAACATTGACAGGTCTATGATTCAAGAACTTGTTGAAGAGTCAATTAAAGAAAACATCACATTCGAGGTACGTGTATCATGAACCAACCCGAGTCAAACGGATACTTTGTATTCGTCAAACAAGGTTACGATCGAGCCTACTATTGTGTGGCAGGTCGTGATATCAAACTGGAAGATGCAGTCTGCTATCTATTCCAGAATGAAGCCGCTAAAGTATGTACAACAATGAACATGGAACTTAACGATGAACTCCGTCAAAAAGAAACGCTCGATGAATCCAGAAGTACTAGCCAAGGGAAAAGCAGCTCTTGAACAATGGCGTAAAGAAAAAGCTTATGCACAAAAGAAAGGTGGTAAGTTCCTTGAAGCATGGAATGAAGAACAAGAGCTAAAGAAAGCTCAAAAACGTACTTCACCATTACAAGCTATAAAGAATTTCTGTAATGACTGTGTAGGAGGTATTCGTACAGACATAACCAACTGTACTGCCAAACAATGTTCTCTGTATATCTATCGTCCATACAAGAAAGGTGAAGAGTAATGACACCAAACATCATAGAATACAACCCAGAAGACTTTAAAAATATTCTTGTAAAAGATTATAAGTTTATTAAAGAACCTGAAAGGTCTGAATGGGTATGCTACATGTTCGGTGCTAGTGCTGGTAATGGTATTAGCTATCGACCACTTAAAGATAAACAACCTAACTGGTTTGTTCGTTATATGATGAAAATATGTTTTGATTGCACATGGGTAAAGGATAAACAATGAACGAATATTGCTTTCAAGTAAGTCGTACACGAACTGTCTGGGTTTGTGCCATTGATGAAGAAGAAGCTGAGTCTAAAGTCTATGAAGAAATCGGTTATGATCCCGATGAAATGGAACTTGTTGACGTAAACTTTGATATCTAATATGGAACTATACAAACTACCCAGAGGCTCTCACTTCAGACTAATCGGTGACACCCAAATACCGCCTGAAGCAAGACACCCTAATCTTGATAAAACATACAAGCTAATCAACATCGATGGTATGTACTCTTATTGTCTTGATGAAAATAAAGATGTGTATCACTTTGCTGCATGGGCTGACGTTACTGAGGTAAACAATGATAGCGTACAAACTGTTTCGTAAACGTAAAGACGGTACCTATGGTCCACTGTTTATTAATCGTAAACAAAAGCTTACTACTAATGTATGGTACTTTGCCGAAGATCATAAAACAAAAGGCTATAAGCATCGTCCTGGTTGGCATGCATGTGCTAAACCTATTGCTCCACACTTATCTAAGAAAGGTCGTGTATGGTGTAAAGTAATTATAAATGATCTTGAACGTCATCAAAGACCTGAATCACAAGGTGGTCTCTGGTTTACAGCTAATGTACTTAAAATTGTAGAGGAACTATGAGTTCAACACTAATCGCAATCATCGGTCTCGTATACTTAGCTGTATGCGTTGATCTGTTCTTTAAAGGCAGTACAGGTCTAAGCATTGCTTTCCTAGGTTATGCTATCGGTAATGTAGGTCTATACTTGGAGACAGTAACCAAATGAGACAACGAACAGTATACTTAGCGGGTCCAATGGAACATGTGTCTGTTGACGAAGCTAAAGGTTGGCGTTCAACTGCCACACACCTGCTAGCTCCAACGTGTAAGATTCTTAATCCGTGCAGACGTCTTCATGCATTCGAAAAGAAATACATGAAGCGTATCTTTGAGTTAGATCTTCGTGATATCCGTGAGTCTGACTTAATCTTAGCTAACCTAGATAATCCATTAGTACCTAAACACGGTACTGCTATGGAAGTCTTCTATGCTGCTTATATATTGAAAATCCCTGTTGTAGCATTCAAAGCTAGCGACTCAACAATCCATCCATTCTTTGAATCCCTTGTCACTGAATGGCGTTCAACTGTAGATAAAGCCTGTGATACAATTCTCTCGGAGTACTTATGATCGGTCTGTTAACAATCATCGTAATTTACACAATCTGGTACAGAGTTTCATTTAAGGATTAATATGCCATACATCACCCAAGAAGACCGTCAATCAAACCACATGTTGCAGTATGAGCCACGTACTGCAGGTGAATTAAACTTCATGATTACTACGTTCATTCGTGACTACTACAATGCAATGCCTTGTTATCAATCCATCAACGACATCGTTGGTGCACTTGAAGGAGCTAAACTAGAGTTCTATCGTAGGGTTGCCGCCCCTTATGAAGATATCAAAATCAACCTAAACGGAGATGTATACTGATGAGTACAGTAATAAGCGATCAACGTGCTAAAGAAATCTTAGCATCATGGGATAACGAAGACTTCTTTGATATTAAAGCCCGACAATACCTTGAGAAAGAACGTGAAGAAATGGAAAAAGGATGGTCTGAAGTGTTCGGTCAAGAATACAACAAGGAAATTGATATGTATGAAAACAAAGATCACATCAACCCTAAGCACTACAAGAACGTAGCCGCAGGTAAACAATACATGGAACTCATGGTTGACATGCTTGCGGGTAAGTCAGGTGTAGAAGCTCACTTGTTCGGTCAAGTGTATAAGTACCTGATGCGCTGTGGTAATAAAGACCAAGAAGTCCAAGAATTAAACAAAGCTCTGTGGTATCTGCAAGCACTCATCAAGTTTAAAACTGAAGGTAAAGTTCTGTAAATGAACCACATCAAGACGGTCAAACGTTTTGTCGCTGGAAGTCATAAGTTCTTCGACATCTATGAATGCACTGTAGATGAAGTAGATACTTATACTTCTAGTACTGGCAAAGCAATGGTTAAAGTATCCATTGAAGGTAAAGAGTATAACGGTCTCCATAACAAATGGGTCTATGAATACTTATGCGCCAACGAAGGACAGCCATCCTTTGTAGTCTTCTGGAAAGCCCCTAAAGGTGATCCTATGGTAGCCTACGTTAAAGAGATATGGCAAAATCACATTGATGGTACTCCACAAGAGACTGTCTATTTAGCTTCTGATGAAGAGGCTCACAAACAAGAAGGTGAATCCTTCCTGTACATGTGGGTTAATAAAGATACCGATAAGAAGTACATCGGTAAACATCGTGGTAAACCTGATGACGGTTATGTATGCTCATCTGAAAGCTTTATGACTGAGTATAACGAGTGTCCATCAAGGTTTATACGAACAGTATTAGCTTATGGTAGCGATCAAGAAATGCTTGAGTTAGAAACTATCTTGTTGTTACAACTAAAAACCCGTATGAGTCCTCTGTACTACAATCTTTCAAACAATCTTAATAAGGAAAACTGATGGCTAAATCAAATGCTGTTAAACATGATTTCACTATCAAGCTTGGTGGTCAAAACTATGAGATTCAACTAAGCCCTAGCACTAACTATGGTTGGTTTGAACACAATGAACTTGGTGACGAGTCAGGTGGAGGTCTCTGGTTTGATCGTGGTATGTTCTTAATTGACTACGATGGGGTATATGAATTACCTTTTGAAGTTAAAGATACACTAGTCAGGTTTGGTTATATCGATCCACTGGAGGCAGAGCAATGGTAATGATCGAGATTGATGACGATACTGAAGACGCTATTGTATGTGCCAGCTTGCTTAAAATGTATAAACATTTAAACAATGAGCGTAGCTACAAATACTTGTTTAGTGTTGACTCACATGAAAACCTAGTGCAAGTACATATACTCCGAGACGCAGTCAAAAGAGTATACGAGTACTATAGCACGGATAAACTTGAATAAAATCAAGCTAACCGCAGACGGTACCTTATAGATACACACGGAGAACCTATGAAAAGATACGTTGTAACTTGCTGTTTCGAAATCAATCATGATGAAACTATGGCTGACATTGATACTGTCATCCATGAGTTTGTCAGAGAAGACTTCTTAGATCACTATAACGGTGAAATGTTTTATGTAGTACAAGCAGAGGAAATCAATGAACAGAGATAAAGCGTATACAATGTATACAACAGCTGAAGAATGTAATGAGGTCTCTCAAAACATTATGAAGATACTTAGGTTTGGTCTTGATACTGTTTATCCAGCTGATGGTAAAGAAAGTAATCGAGATAAACTTGAGGAAGAAATGGGTCAATTAATGTTTTGTCTTAATCACTTGATCGACGACCTTGGTCTGAATGAAGACAACATTATGGCGGCTTACAATCAGAAAGCTAACACATGGTTAAAATGGAAAGCCTATTATGTTAATTGATACGTCTCAAGAGGGTGTAGTACGAGTTACTATTGACTTCTTTGTTCCACTTACAGATGAACTTGAGTATAAGCTTGACTATATTCTGGATAGCATAGCTGAACTCGAGCATGACTACGATAAGGAGATTGAACTTGAAATCGCAAAGTGACTGGGATCTATTCTATATGAGGATTGCTGACTTAATATCTCAGCAGTCTTATGCAGAAGATCGTAAGGTAGGTGCTATTGTTGTTAAAAATGATAACATCATTTCATTCTCATACAACGGTACACCAAGAGGTACAGACAATAATACCCAAGTACATGAGGTACTCCATGCAGAAGCCCAAGCTATCTCCAAAGTTACACGTTCTAATCAATCTACTGTTGGTGCTACTCTATATAGCACTCTTTCCCCTTGTATTGATTGCGCTAAGCTTATATACGCTGTTGGGATTCATCGAGTGGTTTTTAGAGACCCTTATAAGTGCTCTAAAGGGATAGAATTCCTTAAGAAACAAGGAATTATAATCAACAACACACAACTGCATGAAGCATTCATTGACCCAATGTTGCTGATTAACACAGGACTATACAACAATGAATGAAACAACTCTAATCTTAGTAATAACTGTGCTTGGTTTAGGTGCATACAACTGGCACCTCCATACAGTCATTCAAGGACTTAACGAGCAAATCGATAACTTCCTTGAGATGGTCATGGAGATGGCTAAAGAGCTTCAAGATCTTGGATCACCTAACGTGAAAGTATTAGATGCAAAAGAAAAAGAAGAGCTATGACAGACCTAAAAATATCCGTGTGACAGTTGCTTGTTTACCTGACTCTGAAAATGAAGTAAGACAATTATTCTTTGATTGTCTTAACGATTACAGTAAACGTTTCAAAGTACCTATTACGGATAAAAAGTTTGTAGTTCATATATGCTTAATTGAATACGAAGAAAGCAATATCGAGCAAGGATTAACTATCTACAATGAAGCTGATAAAAGAATTCTTATTCAGCTGAGAGACCCACTCTTAAACGATTGGGGTACAAGCCACTATGTCATGGATAAGTTTATTAATATTCTTTGCCATGAAATAGTGCATGCATGCCAGTACTTATGTAACCGTAAGATACCTAAATTCAACAAGCTAGACTACGATAAAAAAGATTTAAGAGAGCAATATTTCTTTGATCCTTCTGAGATGGAGGCTCGTATGCTCGAAGCCCCATACACATGCTTTTACGGAGATAAACTTGTATGAGTAAACTAAGGCTATGTGTAGATATTGAGACCAATGGTTTTATTCCAGATGTAAATAAGATCTGGTGTCTTGTTGCTGTTGATTCAGACAACGGGAATGTCTACTCATTCTCAGACTATGACGATGAGCTACCAAGCTTGTCTGAAGGTCTTGACTTCATATCTAAGGCTGATATAGTCTTCGGTCATAACATTATTGGTTATGACTTAGTAGTACTAGACTATATCCTTGGATTTAAACTACCAAACACCGTTAAGGTGATTGACACATGGATTTTATCCCAACTAAACCAGTATAAGCGTGAGCATAAACATGGTCTTGAGGGATGGGGTGCCAAGTTAAACTATCCTAAGCTAGACTTCACTGAATTTGATAACTACAGTAAAGAAATGCTTACATACTGTATCCGAGATGTTCAACTAAACGTAAAGGTATACAAAGTATTAACTGAAGAAGCCACTAACTTAATTCGTAAGTATCCTCTGTACAAGAAGGGTATCGAGGTTGAGACTGAGTTTGCTAAGATTGAAGCCGATATCCGAAGTAAAGGATGGATGTTTGATATGGCTAAAGCTCAGACACTTCTAACCGAAATCAATAACAAGTTAGATGCTATTGAGATGGTACTCGAACCTAAAATTGGAATGAGGTGTATCAAGACAGATGGAAAAGACGAATTCAAAGAACCCGCTTGGCGTAAAGACGGGTGCTATACGGTCGCCACAGTTAAACACTTTAATTTACCACAAGAGTCAGGAAGAACTACGAGACCTATTGAAGGACCGTACTGCAGAATCTCCTTTGAACAAGGAAAAGTTGGATCAATCGAAGTCGTAAAAGACTGGTTGTATTCTATTGGATGGGTACCTGATGAATGGAATGTGGAAAAAATCAATGGTAAATTTGTTAACAAGTCTCCTAAAATCACTGAGTCTTCGCTTCAGAAGCTTGGGACAGATGCTATGCTGGTATCTGACTACTACACCATTAGAAGTCGTAAAGGCATTCTTGAAGGATGGATTAATGAAGTACGTAACAGCAAGGACAATCGTTTACATGGTCGCATGTGGACTATTGGTACTCCTACCTTTAGGTGTAGACATGAAGTTGTTGCTAATCTCCCTAGTGTTGACTCTGTTTATGGGAAAGAAATGCGTGGACTACTTATATCCGAACCCGGAACTACCATTGTCGGTGCTGACTCAGCTGGAAATCAGATGCGTGGTCTTTGTCATTATATACGCAACGATGATTTTACTAATGAGGTAATCAATGGAGATGTCCATCAACGAAATGCAGACGCTCTTGGTACTAGCCGTAAGCTTGCTAAGCCTTTTCTTTATGCTTTTCTTTTTGGGGGTGGTGATGGTAAGCTTGGTCTCATTCTTACGGGCAAGACGGATGCAAAGACGGGTAAGCTTGCTAAAGAAAAGTTTGAAAACTCAATACCCGGATTAAAAGATCTTAAGGATAATCTATCAAATCTATTTGATAAGACGTCTAATATCTTCGGTAAAGATAAAGCTTTTATCAGAGGTATTGATGGCCGTATGGTATTCGTAAGCTCTCAGCATCAAGTACTTAACTACCTATTACAAACTGCTGAGGGTGTCAGCTGCAAAGCTGCAGCGGTATATCTCAGAGACAAACTAAAAGAACGTAACATACCACACTACTTTGTTCTCCACTACCATGATGAGGTTGCTGTTGTAACTAAAGATGAGTATGCAGAAGAGGTAGCTGAATTATCTATCGAAGCATTCACCGAAGCACCTAAGTGGTTTGGTATCGAGTGCATGGGTGGTGATGCACACACAGGTAAAACATATGCAGAGGTACACTAATGATTGAATCAGATGATCAATTCGATGTGGCAATCATTGATGCAGATAGTATTCTGTATCAGATTGCTCACATGCAACCGTCCCCTGCGTTATGTCGTAAAGCTCTTGACGATAAGATGAAAGAGATTATGACTAACACTGGGTCTATCAACGGTGCAGTGTTTATTAAGGGTCAGAATAACTTCCGATACCAAGTAGATGCTGCCTACAAAGGTAATCGTAAAGATACTATCGAACCTGAAGTTAAAGATCGTATTGAAGAGTTATACGAGTATGCTAAAGAGTTTGCTATACAAGCAGACGATGGTGAAGCAGACGACTACTGTGGCATTGCCGCTGAAATAGCTCTTCAAGAAAATAAACGTTATGTTGTATGCCACATAGATAAAGACTTAGACTGTATTCCTGGGTGGCACTATAACTTTCGTAAAGAAACAATGTACTACGTTGAACCTGAAGACGGTTATAGATTCCTTATGATGCAGATCTTAACAGGAGATGCAACAGATAATATCCAAGGCTTAAGAGGGGTAGGACCAAAGACAGCTGAAAAGCTAATTAATGGTGTACCTAATAACCTCTTGTGGTCAAGGGTTATTGACATCTGGAAGGAAAAATGTGGTGATAATTGGCAACCTCTCTTTTTGAAATGTGCTAACTGCATTTACATTAGAGAGACTGCTCTTGACTTAATGCCACTCTCATTTGAAGAACTTAAGGAACGACTATCTTGGACAACGACTACGGACACTGGTACCCTCTCACAGACAGACCAGACAACGCCTTTGGATTCATCTACTACATCGGAAACCTTGAAACAGGAAGACGATACATCGGAAGAAAGCAACTCATAAGTGTATCAAGAAAACTTAAATCAGGATCAACAAGACGAACTGTTACACGCAAGGAGTCTGATTGGCGTAGCTATCAGTCCAGCTGCAGAGAACTTCTTAACGATATTGAAAAGTACGGACCTGAGGCTTTTACTTTTGTTATCTACAAGTGGTGCTTCGGAGCAGGAGATCTTACGTACAGCGAGGTACATGAGCAATGGCAATGTGAAGTTTTGTCAAGACATGAACTTCCTAATGGAGAGCGTGTCTGGTACAACGGTAACATCGGAGCTGTAAAATTTTTAAAACCAAAACAGTATGAAGAAGAATAATAGACCTATTAAACCAATTGAAAAAGAAATCCCTTCACTTAAGGATGACTTTAAAAATCAATTTAAACGTAAGAAAGAAACACAGCAAGAAGCTAAAGATCGTAGACAACGTATCAGAGAGTATCAAGAAGACCGAGACTGGAACTAATATATGTCAAGATGGATTCATACCGCTTGTCCCAAGTGCGATTCATCAGATGCCTTCTCATATAAGGAGAATGATGATTTCGGATATTGCTTTTCATGCTGTAAGTCAGCACCAACAGACCCAAATTTTAAACCAACTGTTTATCACAAAGAAAATTACGATATGCACACTATAGAGGAGATCAGAGAGTATGACACAAGAGGCTTTCAAGAAAGAGGAATCACCAAGACAGTATCAGCTCATTACGGGGTTAAAGTTTCCTATGCTGAGGATGGCACTATTAGTAGCCATTTTTACCCTTATACTAAAGACAACGGTATCGTTGCTTACAAGGAGCGTAAGCTTCCTAAAACTTTTCTTATTCACGGTGACTTCAAAGGTGTGCAACTCTTTGGTCAAAACGTTTCAACGGGTGGTAAGCGCATTATCATCACGGAAGGAGAGCTAGACGCACTAGCTGTAGCACAGGCTCAACATGATAAGTATGGTAGGTTCTACCCAGTAGTAGCCTTGCCATCAGCATCTGCTACATCAATGATCCTTGAACAACGTGAGTGGTTACGTAACTTCGATGAAGTCGTACTCATGTTTGATCAAGATGAACCCGGAAAGAAAGCTACAGATCAAGCCGCTAAGATCATTGGATATGATAAGGTTAGGGTAGCATCACTACCTGAAAAAGATCCATGTGACGTACTAATTAAACATAGCTCTGCTACCCTGATGAACTGTATCTTTGATGCACGTACATTCAGTCCAGCAGGTGTTGTTAAAGGTGAGGCTATTTGGGAACAATTCAAACGTAAGAAAGAAACTACCTCTCTTCCTTATCCTGAATGTTTAAAGACTCTCAACGACAAGCTACATGGTATGCGCTTAGGTGAGATTGTATTGTTCACCTCAGGTACAGGCTCAGGTAAAAGTACAGTCATTAAAGAGATTGTACTTGAAATCCTAGCTAAGACAACTAATATGATCGGTATGGTGTCACTCGAAGAATCCATTGGTGACTCTGCTGAAAAGTTTATTGGTATGCAGTTACGTAAGAACCTTCTGACACATCAAGTAACAGAAGAAGATATGTATGCTGCTCACCAACAAGTGTTCGGTGATGAACGCTTAGTACTGCTTGATCACCAAGGCTCTGTAGGAGATGAGTCTCTTATAGACAAGCTTGAACACCTAGCCTTGATGGGTTGTAAGTATATTATCCTTGACCACATCACTATTGCTGTGTCCGAGGGTGCTAAGGGTCGTACAGGTAATGAAGCAGTTGACTCAGTCATGAGTGATCTACTTAAGATCTGTAAGAAACATAATGTCTGGTTAGGTGTTGTGTCTCACTTGCGTAAGGGTGAAAAGCCTTTTGAAGAGGGTCACTTGCCATCTATCGATGACATCAAAGGCTCAGGCTCTATTAAACAAATTTCATTCGACATCATTGCTTTTGCTCGCAACATGATTGCTGAGACAGAACAGATGCGTAACACAATTAAGCTTCGTGTATTGAAGTCTCGATTCACGGGTATGACAGGTGACTGCGGTAATACTAAGTATGACTCAGACACAGGTCGCTTAATGCAAACTACTTTTGTTGACTTTAAATAAATGAATCCATTAAATTATCTTACTGAACGTGTATCGAAGGTTGTCCCCAACTCAGATAAGATCTACAATGAGGGTGCTCGCCTTCTAGCACACTATCCAACATGGGAGTACGAACTTGAAAGGTTTATTAACGAGTCGTGGGATACTTTACTTCGCTACTGTATCAGAAATAAGAATGCAACACATTCTGCCTCTGTTAAACTCACTTTCGCATCTGACCTTATCGGAAAGCGAATTGCTAGAGCTATCGGAGCTGATGAGACAGACATCAAAACAACTCTATCTCTTGGAGACTTACTGCTCGAAACTTTCCTCCAAGACGGACTGATTGATATCTTCAGAGAATATGCTGGATACAAAGCCCCATACATGGTACGCATTGTTAATCAAGCAGATGAAATTAAACCAACACTGATTGGTACTTCATTCGAACCTCTGTTACCTATTGCTGGACTCTACAGTCCACTAACCAAAGAACCCTTTATTAAAGGCTGGACTAACTCTAAGTTGTTCCATGAAAACCTTAATAAAACCTTTGTTAATTCCCTTGAGACTCTTCGTCAACAACCATGGCAACTTAACCTTCCTGTGTTAAGTGCTATGCAAGCACAAAAGCCTAAGGAAATCTTAGAGTTAGTTGATGAGGATGGTGTCATCAGGGAATACAACATTCACCATGAAAACCTAGACTTACCTAAAAACTTGTTCCATACAGACAAGACTAAATTCCTTGGTAAGAAAGACCCCAAGCTACAACGTATGATGAGTAAGTACTTCGAGTACACTCAGGTACTTAAGAAAGCTGAGATGATTGGCGACAAAACATTCTATCAGGAAGTCTCTTGTGATTACCGTGGTCGAGTGTACTACGCAGAATCATTTTTAGAGTTCCAAGGTAGTGACTTGGCTCGTAGCCTGTTCTTGTTTGCTAATAAGAAGAAGGTTACTGAACGTGGTTTATTCTGGATCAAGGTGCATACAGCAGCTTGCTTTAATAAATCATTTATTATTGGTAACATCCCAAGCTACTTTACCACAGACTACAAGGCTTACTTAACTGAGGAAGGTCTTGACACTATATCTGTAGATAAGATGACACTGGAAGATCGAGTTGCATGGGTAGATAACAACATAGAGTTTATCTATCAGACTGCCCGTACTAAACATATTCATCCTGACGCTGAGAAAGCCTATAGCTTCTTAGCTTGTTGTAATGAATTGTTAGGTTACAAAAGATCTGTCATGGAAGGTAAACCCTTTATGTCTGGTCTGCCTATACCTATCGATGGTAGTAATAACGGTTGGCAACACTTAGCGGCTATGTCTAAAGACAAACAAGCAGGTACGCTAGTGTCACTTGTTCCTACACCTATCCAGAAAGACTTTTACGTAGCAGTAGCCAAAGAACTTATCAGTATTATGCCTGAGTACTTTGAAGCTAAAGATATGCCTATGAAACATATCCGTAAGGGTATAGCTAAACGAGGCTCAATGACTCGTGCTTATAGTGCAGGTAAACTTCGTATCGCAAAGAATATGTACGATGACTGTCACGTAGAAGGTTATACTGTTAAATATAACATTACTGAAAATGAGTGTGATATACTAGCAGGTAACCTAATCAAGGCTATTAACACTGTCTGTGCAGGACCACTTAAGACAACCAAGTATTTACAGAAGATTGCAGAACATGAACTTAACTCAGGAAGAAATCAACTTTCGTGGACAACCCCATCAGGGTTCCCAGTGGTATACAAGGCTTACTTACAGCATGAACGGAAACAAAGAGGAACTATCAAAGGTATCCAAGGAAATAAAGACGGAAGGGTCATGCACGTTATTAAGGTTGACGTACTTAACAAAGAAACTGGTGAACGTGTTCCTTGCAGACGTTCCTTTGCTTCTGGTATCAGCCCTAACGTTGTTCACTCATATGATGCTGCTCACATGGCAAATACTATCGTCAGCTTTAACGGCTCTTTTGGAGCAGTCCATGATAGCTTTAGTACACATGCGGATGAAGTTGATTTCCTTCAAGAAGTAACTAAGATGACCTTCATTGCACAGTATGATGTGGAAAACTTCTTTAATATCATACAAGATACTCTTATGAATAATAAGGATAACTTCACTTTTAACCAACCTGAGCTGGGTAACCTAGTACTCAGTGAGGTTATGGAATCTAAATACTTCTTCTGCTAGACGGTACCTAATACCAGACAACAATTAACAACAAGGAACTCATGAACTCTTATCAACAACTTATCGCCAAGTCCCGTTATGCCCGTTACCTACCTGAAGAAAAACGTAGGGAAAATTGGGATGAAACATCTGCCCGTTGGGTATCTTTCTTTCAAGAACAACTTAAAGATAAAGTAAATAAGGATGACTCTATCTGGGGTCTCCTAGGAAACAGCATTAATAACTTAGCAGTGCTTCCTTCTATGCGATCTATTATGACCGCTGGTGAAGCTCTTAGACGAACACACGTTGCAGCCTATAACTGCAGTTACCTTCCTGTTGATAATCAACGTTGCTTTGATGAAGCTATGTATATCCTCTTGTGTGGTACAGGAGTAGGCTTCTCTTGTGAACAAAATTATGTTAACCAGTTACCCGTTGTTCCTACAATGGTTGAAGCTACTGGCTACACTATTGTAGTAGCTGACTCTAAAGAAGGTTGGTGTGAAGCTTATAAAATGCTTATTGGAATGTTGTATGAGGGTATCATTCCTAAATGGGATGTGTCGCTCGTTCGTCCAGCAGGTGCGCCACTTAAGACATTCGGCGGTCGTGCCTCAGGTCCGGGTCCACTGATTGACTTGTTCCAGTATACAGTAGATAAGTTTAAAGCTGCTGCAGGTCGTAAGCTTAAATCTATTGAAGCACACGATATCATGTGTAAGATCGGTGAAGTAGTTGTGGTGGGTGGTGTACGTAGGTCAGCCATGATTTCTCTTGGTGACTTGGGTGACTATGATCATGCCACAGCTAAAGCAGGTGCATGGTGGGAAAACCATGGTGAACGTGCATTGGCTAACAACTCAGCAGTGTACAACAGTAAACCTTCTATCGGTGAGTTCATGAAGGAATGGTTAGACATTTACAACAGTCACTCAGGTGAACGTGGTATCTTTAACCGTGAAGCTTCTCAAGTACAAGCCGCTAAGTGGGGTCGCAGAGATCCTAAGGTTGACTACGGTACTAACCCTTGCTCAGAGATTATCCTGAAGCCATATCAGTTCTGTAACTTGTCTACAGTAGTAGTGTCTCCTGAAGATACTGTTGAGTCACTCAAGACTAAAGTTCGCTTGGCTACTATCATGGGTACTATGCAGTCTACACTGACTGACTTCCCTTACCTTCGTGATGTATGGCGTACTAACACCAACCAAGAACGTCTCTTGGGTGTGTCTATGACTGGTATCCTTGACAACCCTTATCTTCGTGGTAGTACTCACTATCCACTAAGAGATCTTCTTGAAGAACTTCGTGATGTAGCTCGTGAGACTAACAAAGAGTGGGCAGCTATCTTGGGTGTACCTGAGTCAGCCGCTATTACTTGTGTTAAGCCTGAGGGTACTGTGTCACAACTTACACAGACATCCAGCGGTATCCATGCTGGACATGCTAAGTACTACATCAGACGTATTCGTCAGGATAAGAAAGATCCATTGACTCAGTTCTTGATCTCTCAAGGTATCCCTAATGAAGACTGCGTTATGAAGCCTGACCAGACTACTGTGTTTAGTTTCCCACAACACTCACCAGGATTTACTCGTGAAGATCTTAATGCTATCGAGCATTTAAATATCTGGTTGACATATCAGCGTTACTGGTGTGAGCATAAACCCTCAGTAACTATCTCAGTTAAAGACCACGAGTGGATGGAAGTAGGAGCATGGGTATATGAACACTTTGATGAGTGCACTGGAATTAGTTTCCTTCCTGATGATGGCGGTACTTATCGTCAGGCTCCATACGAAAACATTGACTTATCCGTTTACCATCGTCTTGTTGACACCTTACCTGCTATTGAATGGGATCTCTTTGTGGAAGATCGTGACAATGTAGAAGGTGCTCAGACACTTGCTTGTACAGCTGGAGGATGTGAGATTTGAAGCTACTTAAATTTTCTGCAGCATGGTGTCAACCATGTAAGCAACTAGATAAGGTTCTTAAAGAAGCCTTACCTGAATACCCTGAGATTGAACTAATTAATATGCCTATCGAGGATAATAAAGATTCAGTATCATACTACGGTATTCGTTCAGTACCTACAATGATTATTGTAGATAGTAATGATCAGGTATTACGTACATCAGTAGGATTTGATGCTAATAAGGTAAGACCTTTCTTAGCAGGTACCTAATAGATAAAGCGGGGTAGCTCAGTAGAAGAGCGATGGACTCATAATCCATAGGTCAGGGGTGCGACTCCCTTCCCCGCAACCATCGGTCCGACTCTACCGTTACGGAGTCACAGACATAATGACAGTGGTATAATTCAACTGGTAGAATCGAGGATGTATAAGCTTCGGAATGTGGCGTTCGAATCCCACTACCACTCTCTAATCAAGGACACAACATGGCTAAACAAAAACACCCCAGATATTATTCAAGGAAATTCCTTAATAAAAGCAAGGGTACAGCGTTAATAGAATCAAGCGTAGATATCAGCCCATACTCTATGGACGGTACTATCTGTATATCTGACTGCTATCGTAAGGTAGAGCTTGATATGCACATATATGATAAGAAATCTTTAAAAGAAAAGTATGATAAATTAGAATTACTAATTAAAGAATTAACTTTATTTAAAGACTTTATTGATAATAATGCCGACTATTATTTTGAATTAAAGAAAAATAATAAACCAACTAGTCTAGCCGCATTATTAAGCGAGGAAGATGATGATTAATAAACACGATATTGAGGACTTGTGTCCTGACTACTATAAAACCCCTGAAGAAATCCTATATGACGACAGAGCCTATTGGTACGATATTGAGCTACAAGGCTTAAAATTACCTGAGGTATGGGGTAAGTATATCCTAGGTGAAAACGTTAAGTCCTACGAGTTTAACCTTAGTAAAGGCTATTATGGGTAAAGGTAGTAGTAGACGTAGAGAGAATGAACAGCTGGTAAGAGACAATTGGGATGCTATATTTGGTATTAAAAAGAACCCTGAGACTCTGCAGGAACATGTCTGGAATGATAAGGTAAGAGCATATCAGTCAGATATTGAAAAGAAATTAATTAAAGGAAATGAATATGAGCTGCCAGAAAAAGCTAAAGACACTTATCAGTGATAACTTTATTGTGTATTTTAAAACACATGTTTATCACTTAAATATTACAGGTCCAAACTTTCCTCAATACCATTCTTTATTTCAAGAAGTTTATGAATATCTGCTTGAAGCGCATGACGGTTTAAACGAACAATGCCGCCAAATGGGTGGTATGTGTATGACTAATTTAAAAGAATATGCTGAAGAGTCTAACTTTACTTTAGAAAACAAAGCTAAGACAGATATTGCTATGTTGTCTGACTTGGCAGGGTCTTTAGAAGACATCTTAACTGTCTCTCAAATGCTTTATGATGAAGCAAGTAAAGAAAGTCATGGTGCTTTAGAAACATACATTGGTGACTATATGACTGGTGTATCTAAACTTAAATGGAAATTGGAGTCATGTAAATGAAGAGCTATAATCTACAAGCATTAAGGGGTAATCCCTATGATGATAAGGAATTTCAATCTGATATGAGTGAAGTAGGTATTAATATTCCTGATAATCTCTTATACAAAAAAGAAATTGGACCTTATGTTATCAATGAAATCTATAAACAAAATCTAACAGGATTAACTGAAGTTAAAAACGTTAATACTGGTTTTAATTATACACAAGAAGAAGCAGCAAAAGCAGCTGATGAATATCGCAGTGATGCGCTTAAACTATATAACAGTTTAGTTTAAAAAAAAAAAATAACCCCTACTAGGATAATTCCTAATAGGGGTTTTTTATTTGTTAATTAAGTAAAGAAATAAATTTCACCGTTAAGTGCTCTATTCCTAATTTTCATTAAGGCATTTTTGCGGTTGTTATTTAAATCCTTAGTCCACTTTTTAAACTTTTCAAATACATTAAACTTTGAAGCCATAGACTTATAAAGGATATTAACTTGAGCACGAGTAAGTACTACCGTGTCAGGTCTATTCTCAGGTAATATATAACCAGAACGACTATCCATTAGCCTGTCTTTAAATGTTTTCTCAGGTATAGTAAGCTTATCACCTGCTTTTTCTTTTTCTAAAATGTATTTTAGATTACGATCTAATACAGTAAACATACCTTTATAAGGTGATTTGTCGTTAATAACAATTGTATTACCTTGCTTAGAAAGTTCTTTATCTATCTCAGCCATTTGCAGGTTGTAATCTTCTTCGAATTTACCAGTCATATCCCAAGATAAAATACGAGGAACAATAATGTTATTAGCTACGTACAATGTCATAAGATAGCTGTCAGCATCTAAGATAAAGTTATCAAATACAGGAGACATATTAAGCATTTGGAATGGATCTTTATCACCATTAATATAACGCATAGTCTCAAGCATTACCATTGACTCTCGATATTGACCCATAACAGGACCAATACCGTTACGTGCTGCTGTTCCTGGACCTGGAGGTTCAATGTTAGCACCATCAAAGCCTTTAGTGCCTTTATCTTTAGCCTTAGCTTCAGGATCTAAAGGCATAAAGCCTTTAATTTTACGTTTAATATTAGCATAGCGACTAGATATTTCTATTTCTTGGTCTGTATCGTACACACCTGACTTACCAATACTAATTCTTTCGTTATGAAATCCTAATGGCGCTGGAACACGACCAAACATTTGCATAAGTTCTACAATTTGTTTGGGCAAAGCATATTGCCAGCTATCACCAGATGCATTTAAGGTTTTAAAATAAATTTCATTAAGTTCTTCAACAAGTTTTTTGTAATCATTGTTGTAATGCTTTAGCATTTCATCTTTAAAGGATGGGTATTCATTAAGAAAAGCCATAGCTTCTTCAAAGTGATACATCATTGGCTTACCGTAGTCAGTAGTCAACAATACCTTTTTACCAAAAGCCTTATTAAAGTTTTTGTCACCTTCAAACTTAGCAAAAGCCGCCTTCCAAGCTCTTAGCTTTTCTTGATCTGATGCACCAAAAGCAGAATCTAATCCTTCTTTTACAGCGACTTCAGTAAAGAAAGCTCTAGGGTCTTTACCACCAGTAACATCCTGCCACTGCTTGTCTGTCATGGTGTCCCATATCAAACCAACTCGTGTGAGAATATTTTCTTTGCCAACGTCCATAGCCAAGAATGTTCTTCCAGCTGAATTCATATCAATAGCTACAGTAGTTCTAGGAGTAAAAGGTTTACCTTGTTCCTTAGAATCCATATAGGCAGCTGCATCTAGGAAAGCCTGTAACGTATAGCCATAATCATCTCGCCCTGAATTGTTCAACCAAGTAAGCATAGCATTACGTTGGGGTTCAGTCATGTTCTGAGTGTATTCAGGTTTAATTAGACTTGCATCACCGGGTATTTTCTTTACGCCTTTGTTGTATTGGTCATCAACTGCTTTAGCAACACTAAGTATTTCATTAACAATTTCTCTATTAGAATTAGGAACTAATGATCTTAGTTGGCGACCAATACTAGCTGCATTCATAATAAATGCGGGAGAAACTATACTAAGCATTTCAGGAATAGTCATATTCTCTGTTTTAAAACCAGTACCTGCGTATTTACCCACATCTAAAGCTCTACCAAGAATAGCTAGGAAAGATAATTCCCTTTCTGCTGGAGTAAGTTTAAAGTCTCTTCCTCTAACTTTACTTCCAATTTTATTCCAAAAGTCTGTTGCCTTTTCTTTGCTAATACCTTTTGTATGGTAAGTAGTATCATTAACCAACATAGGTTTTGCATTGAAAACCATTAGTGCACGGGTTAATTTGTTACGTTGTTCAGCAAAGTCTACTGCATCTTGGTATAAACGATGTGTTGAGTAGTCATCCCTGTACTTAGTAAAGTTAGGACTACCATCAGCCATAAAACCAGCTTGATGGAAGAACTCGCTTGCTAACAAATTAAGTTTACTTTTTAAAGAACCCTTTTTATCTGAGCTATCATCAGGAAGTTTAGCATCTTCAAGATCTTCATTACTTATCTTAAAATAAGGTAACATATCTATATTACCTTCAACGGGTACTCCGTTGTTATTAATCTGAGATAGCAACATCTTAAACATATTAAGAGCGTGAAAACCTTTAATAGAAGAAGACAACTTACCAATGCTACCAGCAATACGCTTACCCTCATCAACTTGAGTAAGCGGTTGATATCCGGGTTTCTTAATGTCTCCAGGACGAATGTTACGGCTAGCACCAACAAGTTCACCCGTATCACTTACAGGAACTTTTTGGGATCTGGCAGACAATCTACCTGTAATAGCATACTCTAGCTCTTTAGTGTCCCTATAGTAATCTAAACCCTTAGTAGTTGGTACAACTGCCATCACACCTTTAACATTAATTTCGGTTAAAAAACCTGCATCAATTTCAGCTTGAGTGTAAAAAGCACCAGACTCTACATTAGAAATCCTAGATTGAGGTAGAGTTGACTGGTCTAAAGGTCTTCCTTGTTCGTCAACTGAATTGCGAGTCTTTCTAAACACATTAGCTACACGACCAGTAGCTGTTTCATAAGACTCTCTGGTAAGAAGACCACCAACATATTTAACTGTAAGTGGACCTTCTTCTCCATCACCGCTTAACAAAGAATTAATACTGGTAAGAGTGTCATTAGAATCTTCATCAAAGAAATCTGCTTCTACAATTTCAGAATCTTCTTGAGATCGAGGTTTCATTCGTTTAGCATTGCCAACAGCAAGAGGCATCAAAGTAGTCATTGCCAATGTGCCCATGTTAGCTGCTGTACGAGTCGTAACACCATAAGCATCGGCAAGTCTTGATAAACCGTTTTGAACTTCTCCTGAGGGTGTTTTAATTTCCATATTAGCTAAAGACAAACCAATATCTTTAGAAGCACGTAATGGTGAAGCAGCTACGGTAGGCTTCATAACACCGTCACCAATAGCGGCATTAAGGTCATCCACTGTTTTCATACGAGTTAATTGTGCAAGAGATGTTACTCGTTGTTGCTGTGCTTCAACTTCCTCTTGCCTTAACTGCATCATTTGATCGTAAGGCAATACATTACCTTGGCGATCCATAATAGACCTACCTGCTCCAGCACCTTCATCAGGGTATATATCGCTGTTGTCTGCAATATATTGTTGCTCTAGATCATCATCTTGAAAAAGATTTCTTTCTCTACTATAATAATCAATATCCTCAGGAGATGCTGTTTCTTCTTCAGCACTCATACCTGTGTATGCTATTGGGGGAGGAACCTGTTGATCCTCTGATATATTTATTGAAGGTACTTCTGTTTCTGAAATACGTTCTCTTAGGAATTCTGATCCAACACCCTCTGGAACACCAGATGGGCGGGGTACGTTAACAAATTTAGACATTGATTAGTCTCCAAGTTCTTTCTGTAAATATTTCGCAAAGGCGGGAGATGTTCCAACAATAGGAAGCAGCCTTGCACCTCTCTCGATTTGCTTACCTTCAGGTGCAGATAAAGCATTATCGATTTTGTTAATAAAGGAAAGTTGAGGGGATTGTTCAGAAAGATTCTGCCAAGCTTGAGCCGCAACACCTTTATATTTACTGTTATCAGGGATTAAAGGATCCATTGTATCCCAAATACGCTGACCAGTTCCTAGTAAACCTGTTTGGGATACTAGACGTTGAAATTGTTTTTCATCTTTTAACCACTCTGGTGGTGATTCACCATACTTAATTAAATCTTTAATATACAAAGCAAGCATTGACAAAGCAATCATCATAGCAATTGTAGCAGCTGCATTCTTTTGGTCTTCAGAACCTGCTTTTCCTAAGTCACCAATAAGTCTTGGTAAAAGGTTTGCTGTGAATGTTGATGTATAACCTTGGAATTGGGTAAACAAACTAAAGTAAGGGTCACTATAAAACTTAGGTCTATTCAATTGTGAAGGCATAACAACAGCTTCATTTACAAAATTGTAAACAGCTAATTGCATATTGTCATTAAATTTATTTTGATTTAAAGTGCTGTCATCGTTAATAGATGTCATAAAGTTTATATCAATACCTAGTCTAACTAAGTGATCTCTTGCATCATTAACCTGTTGATCTGTGTAAGATAAATCATTATTTTGAACAACATTTAGCCAGTTATTAATTGCATCTGCTGCAATACCTAGTCTAGCATTTCTAGTAATAGTAGTAACAGAAGTAAGACCTGTTAGTTTAAAGAAACCTTCTGTCCATTTCTGATAATAGTTAGACATAATATCAACACGGTTAGCAGTGTTACCTTCTCTTAAATAACCTGCTCTAGACAAAGAAGATCTATGAGCAACCTCTTTAATTTGAACTCGATCAGTCATAGCATTACCGATATCTCTCATATAAGCAGACATTTCTTTGCCAGCAGATGTAAGTAATATTCTAAAAGCTTTAATTGATTGTGGTCTATTTAAGTTCCTAAATATCTGTGCAAACTCTACCGTAGAACTCACTGCAGCTAAAGGTAGAGCAGTAATAGTAGATAAGAAATTAACAGTACCTAATGCACCTTTAATATAAGGATTAGTAATAGGATGGAAATTACCTGAGCGCATACTGAGAAAATCTTTAATTTCTTTAGCTATAAAGGAAGCAGTAACATTATCAATAGTACCTTTGTTTACGGATGCTTGTATTAAGGAAGCTAACTTAGCACCATCTTTACCAATAATATTTTTATTAACATTAATAGCAGCAGCTTTACTTGATAAAGAATAAGCATTGTTTAATATATCATTAGATAAATACTTAGCAAACCTAGCTCTGTTTCCTGGCTCGTTTAAAGCTTTAATAAGAACATCTTTGTCTTTTAAACTAGCAGTTACTTCAGTAAAAGGATTAATATCATCATTAAATACGTCATCAATAGTAGTATTATCTCTGTTGTTCATTAAAGAATTAGCAATTTCTCCTGCTTCTTTTGCAGAAACTTTTAATCCTACTTCTAAATCCTTAAGAAACTCTTTATACTTTTTAGTAATAATAGTTTTGTCAATAGGCGACTGCTCTAAAAATGATTTAAAAGTTAAAGTAGAACCTGTTGCATTGTTATAACCGTTAATAAGATTAGTAATCTTACCAGCATATTCGGACAATTGCTCTTTGTATTGATTATTAACTCCGAAATTAATACCTAAACTATTAGCTAATTCATTAGCTGTTTGGTCAGGGTAAAGATTCATATTATAAGAAATACGTTCTAAACCATCAATAACTTTTGGATCATTAAACAAACTATTAATTTGAGTTTCATTTAAACCTTTAAACTTACTAAGCATTTCTTCTTTAGTACCGAAATTACTAAATATCTTAGCACTCAAAAGAGCTTGGTGTTCATCAATAGATCTACCATTAACAGGTCTTCCATAACCTAAGAACGTAGCAAGAGAACCCATATACTCGTCAGCATGTTGCATGTTCTTCATAATGGTACCACTGTATTTACCAAACAAAGAAACAATACCCTTATCAACCCACCAAGATCCCGTCTTAGCGGATATACCTTCTGTCTGTCGCTTAGAAGTTTCTAACAAAGCAAGCTCTTCAATAGTCTTATTGTTTTCAGGTTTACCAAATGTTTCTAATTGTATTTCAGCAGCAGAAGGAATGTTACCACGCTCTTTATTCATCTTCTCTCTAAATGCAGAATCACTAGTAATTTCTGTAGGTGATATTCTATTTGTTAATGTAGAAACAGTAGTGCTACCACCACTCATAACCCCACCAAGCAAGCCACCACCAACAGCCGCATTAAGCATTCTGTTCTTTAATTTATTTTGTTCTGCACTATCTGTAGGTAAAGACAATGTAACTTCTTCGCCTAAATAACCAGCTAATTCTTGTAATGATTCTGTAACTGATTCAGTTAAACCACCAACAGCAATAGACTTACCAATAGCTTTTGGTCCTAAATTTGACTTAATAGTAGCAACTCTTAATGCTTCACCTACTTCTTTAGTAGCTTCTTTTAAACTGTTTTTAATTAATTGTTCTGCTGCTTCATCACCAATGCCTTTAAGCATTAGTTCTTTCTTAACCATTTGCTGAGTAGCTTGTTTAGTTATATCTAAACCCGGCTTAAAAATAAAACCAAGGGCTAACCTATCTAAAGCTGTTTGAGTTAATCCAGAAGCAATAGCAGCAGTAGCGTTTTTGTTTTCTTCTTTTTGGTTGTTCCAAGTATTACCAATATAAATTCCAGCAGGAATAGATAAAGATAAACCATAAGTTAATGGTGCAGCTAAAGTAGAAACAATAGTTGTTAACATCTGTGGAGCAGACACTGCAGCTTGACCAATAGAAAAGTCAACAACTTTACCTAAAGTGTCTAATTTCCAGTCACCATTGTCATCAAAAGCCTCTGGCTGTTTTAAATAAGGTAATTTCTCTAAGTTATCTTGTACACTTCTTACGTTAGCACTACCAATGTCTCTTAACCAATCAACTCCAGTACGATCACCAATCATTTCAAGAGTTCCAAACAAACCCTTTTTAATTTCTTTACCACCAATACTTAAACCAGTACTAAGAGTAGTGTTTGTAACACCACGTTCATCCTCATCAGGTCTAACTAAAGAAGGTCCAACGAAATAATCAAAGTCTGCTTGATTAAATTGTTTGGCTGTTGTTGTTCTTAACTTAGAAAAAACTCTTTGGTTAGGGTACATTTCACCTATAAGGTTAGAATACATCTCATCTGCAATAGTAACTTTACCTTCTAATTCTCTTTGCCTACGATCTAATTTACCATAAGCTTCACTAGCTCTTTGTGAAGGAGTACTTTCTTTATAAAGATCAGTGTAACCTTTATATAACAACTCATTAGTTAAAGCTCTACCTCCTGAGTAGAGATCCCCTAGCTCACGACCATAAATATCTTTATTTCCACTTAGCTCAGGTGTTGTAAAACCACCACCTTTAATAGTATCAGCAATTAATTCAGATTGCGTATCAGCACCTAGTTGAGCACCTTTAATTTTGCCGGGTAAAAACTTAGCGCTCTCTCTAGTATTAATACCTTGTAAACGTAACGTTGAGTCAGGAAGGGAAACAGTATCAGCATCTTTTAATTTAATGCTGTCTGTTCCCGTATCCATAACAGAGGGTTCAGGGATAGACTTTTCGTCTATTCCCATACCTATAAGTATTTCTTTAAGTCTATCCATGTTACCTCTTATTTTTTAAATGTATCCAAAGCAAACAATGCAAATGCAGTATTTCTATCTGAGTTCTTATATCTGTTTTGTATACCGTTAGTATTAGCAGCCCATACCTCTGCTAGCCTTGCTATCTCAGCATCAGGTGTTGTGTTAGTTTTATTCTTAGAAACAAAAAGATTAGCTGAATCCCTAAGAGAAAGAATATCGTCAGCTGACATTAGCCTACCTGACTTTTTATCTAGGGTAACTAGCTTATCAGACAACTTACCACGCTCTCTAAATTCACCAGCAGCTAAATAAGGAGTAATATCTTTAGTGTTTTTAAAGGTACCAGACTCAATATCATTTGCTAATTGTTCTGCTGCAATAGTAGTAATCTTTTCAATTTCGTTTTGAACAGCACGATCGTCTAGATTAACTTTACCCCTGAAAAAACTTTCAACTTGGCTAGCAGCTGATCCAGCAGTAACAAGCCCTTTTCTTTCTGGGTTAGCTTTACCTTTAACATTAGATGCACCGAAATAACTTTCGACAATTGGTTCAAATATATTTTTAGAAAGCTTTTCTGAAAACTCTTGAGCACGTTTTAACTTGGCTTGATTACCATATTTATTAGAATCCCATTTGTCTAAGAAAGAACCTTGAGCCATCAAAGCATCAAAAGGAAAACTCTTATCCCCAATGCGAACCATTTGAACAGTTTGGCCTTTACTAGGACCAAATTGTTGAACTGTTTCGTATACCCAAACAGGGTCTCCGGGCTTAAATACTTGACCATTAAGCTTAGTAGGTGTAGTAACAGTCATAAGTTCAGATTTACCATTACGAATAAACGATGTTCTTATTTGTGGTGCTTCACCCTTTTGACCGCCTTTAAACCAGTTGCGAACTTCCATAGCATCACGACCTTCTTTAACCATTGCTGATTCAAGTGCTTTGTTTTCTTCGCGAGTTATATCTTCTCTTCTTAATTCACGGTCTCTGGCAATACGTTTTTCAAGTAATTCTTCTTGTTGATTAAAACGTTTGTCTTGTTGTTCAGCCGCAAAAGCTTCAGCTTGACGTCTATCAGATGCTTGAAGTGTATTTAAACCAGCAACTCGTAAAGAACCACCAACAGATCCACCAGTTAACATACCGCCAGCAGCTAAAAGACCAAAGCGAACAAGTTCTTTATCGTTAAACAAACCTTTAGGTCCAAAAATACCTTCTAAGGCTTTAGCAAGAAATCCCTTTTTCTCTTCAGGTGTTCCCTGCATTTGTGTTGCTTGTCTAACTGCTTCACTAACAGTATCAAGTTCTTTTCTTGATTCTAAACCAAGAGTATTAAACCTATCAACATTTTGTTTATTAGAAAGACCATTACCAACAAGTTCAGGGACTTCTGTTTGTGTTCCCTCTCCTAAAGCTATATTATAAGCTTGATCGCTACCAATAGCTTTTTCATTTTTTGAAATATCAATTGGTTTAGGCACTTCATTATCTACAGATACAGGTGCATTTGTAGTTGTAACTACTTTTTGTGCTGTTAAATTTTTATTTAAATCAGGAGGAGCTACGTTAAAAATAGGTGCTCTAGTATCTGCTAATGTGGGTATAGGTTGGTTAGCTCTAGCCAAAACTTCTTTAGCTGCTTGAATAACCCTTGGATTACTACTCGTAGCTAAGTCTTGTTTAGCAATTAATACTTCACGACCTGATGGTGGATTTGTATTAACAACAACCTCAGGTTTAACAACAGCCAAAGGAGATGCTAAAGGAGATTGAGGTTCTTTAGTATCTAATGTACCAGCTTGAGCTGATGGGATAATAACATCAGTAGCCGCATCAGCAATTTTACCAAGATCTTTAACCCTGTTAGACCACCCTTCTTGAAACTTTTTTTGTGAAGGATTATTCTTAACAATTTTGTCTACATATTTTTGTCGCTCTTCTAAGTACTTAGCAGGGTCACCACCAGATCTTTCCAAAAATCTTTTAGCTGTACCTGAACCTTTATTAAATGCAGTATCAAAATGAATCTCTCTAAGAGCTGGATCTAATTTATCAATTTGATTTTTATCCCAATAGTCTCTCTTAGCAATCTCAATAGCTTGTTCCTTAGTAAGATTTTTAATATCTAAATCTGGATAAGCCCTTTGGCTAATACCATATTTTGTTGCACCGCCTTTATCACCCTTAACTTTGTGAAAAGCTTTATCTTCACTAGGATATTCTCTTTGAAATACTTTTTCAATAATTGTATTAAAGTCAGAAGGTTGACTTGTTGGTTGAGCTAAAGGAGCTACAACAGGCGGTTTAGTAGGATCTTGACCTGCAATGTAATTAAGGAATCTATCAAGGTAAGATACCTTTTCTGAACCGTCTTGATAGCCAACAGCAGACTGCACTTGCTGAGGTACTACACCGTATGTACCATTAGCATAGTTAGCCTGAGCAGAAGAACCACGTTTAAAGTCGGGTACACTCATAGTACCATTCATAAATGAAGATCCGGGTACGTCTGGATGACGATAAGCTAACGATGGTACACTACTAGTACCGTCTGCATTATACATAGGAACATCTGAGTTACGTACGTCTACTGCACCGTCACGAAGCCTATTAGCTTTACGACCTTCTTCTACCATACGCTTAATAGCTTTTTTGTTTTTAGGGTCTTGCGCTGCAGCACGAGGAATAACAGCCTCTCCAGGAGTAAGCATAGCAGGAACTGTGTCAGTACCTTGTGCCTTAAATATAGGGGATTGAGGCAAGCTACGTTGACCTTGTTTGAACATACCAGTACCCGCCATAGGATTCTGAGTTGGAATACCTAGCTTTTGTTTATTCATTCTAGGAGCTGGGATACCCATATCCTTAAGTTTAGCATTATTAACTTGTTCTTTATGACCTAAACCTTGATTAGCTTTTGCGGCTGCCTCTTGGAGTTTGATCTGATGTAATTGTTGTTTACGCATTTCATCAAGACCCATCTTAGCTTCTTCACGAGCTTCTTTATTTTGGAACTTGAGATATTCTCTTTGTTGTTTACCTGATAATGGTGCCATAGTATTTCCTTAAAATATTTTTAGCTTCTTAGCTAAAAGCCCTGCACCAATAGCCCAACCTACGGGGTTAGATGCGAGAGCCGCCATAGCCGCACTGCCTCCAGCGCCTAAAGCACCACCTAAACCAGCGGCACCTGTACCAGCGCCTAGCGCACTAGCAGCAGCACCGCCCTCAGCTAAAGCAGCACCAGTAGTAGCCGCATTTGTTAATGCTGCAGCACCTGCTGAACCACCCATACCACCAAGAGCCATATCTGTAGCTGCTGCTTGAGAAATAGCTTGAGCTTCCGCTAATGGTCCTGCCATTTTATATGCGTTATAACCTGCTGTAATACCCTTATCAGCCGCATCAACACCTTTAGTCATAGCCATAGAAGCTAATTGTTGTTGTGTTTGATCAGGGACACGACCCAAAGCTTGTTCAGTAGACGGTCTAATCTCTGCCGCCATAGGTGCTACAGACTTACTATTAACCCAATCCCATGGATCATCTACACCAGTAGTACCCATAGCATAACCGGGAACACTTGTTGTACCGTCAGCGGCTGCATACATAAATGAATTATCTTCTACTGGAGCAGAAGGTGTAGCTTGGTTACTTATTGATGTTGGTGTTTCTGATGAATACACATTACCATAAACAATAGGAGTACCCATAGCAGTCTTTTGTGGTTGCATTGGTCCAGCACCTTTACCACCACCCATAGAAGGTTGAGTAGGCATAACAGCAGGACTCATCATACTAGCGTCTGGTTGATTTGCCATATTAAATACACTAGGAGCAGATTGTGGTTGTCCTTGTTGAGGAGCAACTGAAGTTGGCATACCTTGTGATCCAGCCATTATTTACCTCCAGTCGCTTGTTGTCTTGCAGGGTTACCATAGATAGTTGAAGCATAACGCTGAAGACCTTGCCAACCTGCGTCAAGACCTTGTTGATCAATACCACGTTGCTCACCACCAAGTTTAGCAATGTTACCAACACCTGTGTTAACAATGTTAGCACCTGTTGTAGCACCGCCTTGAAGAGCTTGTTCAGCCGCAAGACGAGTGCTGACATCACTTGACCTAAGATTAGCCAAGTTAGTAGCAGCATTAAGAGTACCTGTTTGAGTACCTGCCAAAGCTTGTTCAGCGGCAAGTCTATTTTTAAACATATTGTTTTCATATTCAGCATCAACCTTAGCAAGTTGACCTGTAGTCTCAGCGTTCTGAGCACCTTGCATAACAGCTTGTCGTGCAGAACCTAATGTACCTGCTTGACCAAAACCAGTATTCAATCCTGAGACTTTCTTTTGTGCGTCAAGTAAGATGCCTGACTTTTGAGCCGCAAGAGTCTCAGCACTAGGAGCCATAGCCATACCAGTAAGTCGTTTAGCTTGGTCAGCCATAGAGCCTGTAGCACTACTAATCAAAGCTTCAGAGCCAGATGTATCAACACCAGTAGAAGCAAGGTTAGCTAAGCGACCTGATTGATCACTTAAAGCACCAGCAGCACCTGTAGTTGTTGCACCAATAAGGTTAGCACCACCACCAAAAGCGTCTTGTTGAAGTCTAGATGCACCAGCTACTTTGCCCAGATCACCTGACCTGTAACCAGCTTCAGCGGCATTACCAACATTTTTCAGATAAGGTTGTGCCCAATCAGGAATACTACTTACTGTACTAGTACCTCCACCACCACCGTAGTTCTTCTTTATAGAACCATTAATTTTATATTTCATTCTAAATCCTTTCGCATTACTACGTAAGCTTCTTTAAATCCAGATACATACTTTGGTAGTACCTTTGCCCATCCTGGACGACCCCATTGTTCAATAGCTTTACAGCCAGAATCACGGGCAAATTGTTCCACTGTAGGGAACACCTTAGATTGTTCTTCAAAGTCACTACCAGAAAAAGCAATGATGTGAAGTGTTTTATGTTGAGAGTATTGTAAGTATTGAGTAAGACCAACACCAATAATATTTAAACCATCATCTACTACCGCCCAACATTGAACGTATTCATTGAGGATCTTCTTAAGATAGTCTGTAAGTGATGATTCTCCTTGGCTATGCTCAATTACTTTACTCAGGTATACTGAGATAACAGACCAATGTTGAACTGTTTGGTCGGGGGTTAGTAGAATTATTTTCATATTATTTATGGTGGTGTTGGCCACACTACGTTAAATGGGTATCCAGACTGCTCAGGTATATCACGAAGTTGTTGGCGATATACTGCCCAAGCTTCTTGTTGTTGTTGAGTTAAAGGTCCGTTAGGCAGCTGAGTCCAGTCAGAGTCAACAAGTAATTTTTTTCTTTTGTCAAGAACGTCAATAATTGCTTCCCCCCTATCCGCTTCCCATTCTTTAGTATCATAATTAAAATAATACCAAATATTAGGTGGCTTTGGAATCTGAATAGGTATTTTATTTTCAATGTAGTAAGACTCTCTTAAATAACTACCATCAATATAATCTTGTATTTCTGTATCTAAGTTTAAATATAAAAGTTCTAAAGAACCATTAAATTGAGAGACTATTTCTCCATTAATTTTTTTGTAAATTGTGTACATTATTTTTTATACTCTACAATAGTTATTTTAGCACTTAATGCTTTAGGCCTTTTTGTTTCATAATCCCCTCCATAAAAAGTATAAGGATAATATCCAATACTATAATCACTAGTTTCTAAATTAGCAAACCATGAAGGGTAATTATTTAAAGGGTCTCTATAAGGTGGTGATCCTAAAACTGCTCTTATAGTATAAGTATGAGTTCCTGCGGGAGGGGTGTCAACTAAAAAGGAGCTAGATCCAATAAAAGTTGATCCTCGATATACTGAAAATGTAACAGGAATTATCCTACCAGCACCGGGAAGAAATGCTGTAATACCGTATAACGAAGTTGCTTCCCATTGAATTGTTACAAAACCTGTACCAGAAGATGTGTACGTTGCATTTAAGTAATTAATATCTGCTGCATTAACATTAGTTGGATCTCCATCTGGAATAACTAAAGATTGTGGTGTACTAGCAGACAATGTTAAAAAGTTTGTAATAGCATTAGTATTAATATTACCTGTAGCAACTACGTTACCGTTAAGGTACATAGCACTACCATTGTAAGTAATATTAGTAGAATTATTACCTAAAGCAAATGTACCAGTGCTATTTAGTATACCACCTGATCCAGTCATTGTTGTGCCAGATACAGCAGGAGCACTACCTACCTGAAGTGAGTTTGTAAATACAGTACCGCTATTAATCTTATCAGCAGTAATTGTATTAGCCGCAATCTTACTTGCGTCAATAGTACCAGCACCAATGTTACCTGCAGTCAATACACCAATCTGTGCTGTACCAATAGCCGCACCTGAGATATATGTAGATATGTTACTACTTGTAATTGTGTTTAGCGTAGCAAAAGCGCCAGCACCAAGAGTTCCTAATGTAACACTACTATTAAGAATTCCAGCAGGAGCATTTGTTAAGTCTGTTTTAACAGCACCTATTCCAGCAGCAGAAACTGCTCCACCACCAGCACCAGAAATAGTACCATCCGCATTTAAAGTAATATTGCTATTTAGCCAACTATTGTTTGCAATAATGTTTGTATAATTAAGACTAGTACCAGCACCAAGAATAATATTACCAGCAGCATCTTTAATTGTAAGATTTCTTGTATCAATATTACTTGGATAAACAACCTGTCCATTAAGGCTTAATACTGAACCGTTAAATGTAACGTTAGTTGTTGCATTACCAAGTACAAACGTACCATTAGAATACAAGTGTGTGCCTGAACCAGTCATTGTTGTGCCACTAAGAGTAGGGGCAGATCCAACAATAATTTCACCTGAAGTAATTGTACCCATGTTGGCTGTAATAGCCGCAAGATTTAAAACCGTCATTTTGTCTGCAGTAACAGAACCAGCTGCAATCTTGTCTGCTATAATAGCACCAGCTTCAATCTTAACAGACGTAATAGCTTGAGCCGCAATAGCTTGAGCGCCAATAGTAAATGCCGCAATGTTAGCACCTGTAATAGTATTAGCAAAGATCTTGTCGCCTGTAATTGTTCCTGCTGCAATAGCATCTGCAACAACAGCACCAGCAGCAATTTTACTTGCAACAATAGAGTTAGCCGCAATAGCATCTGCAGTAACAGAACCAGCGGCAAGCTTAACAGCTGTAATAGCTCCTGTTTCAATCTTATCAGAAACAATAGCACCAGCAGCAATCTTACTTGAAACAATAGAATTAGCTGCAATAGCATTTGATGTAACTGAATCAGCAGAAAGTTTGTTAGCAACAATAGCTCCAGCCGCAATAGTATTTGTTGTTACTGCGTCTGCGGCAATCTTACCTGCAACAATTGCATTAGCACTAATCTTATCTGACGTAATAGCGTCTGCCGCAATCTTACTAGAAACAATAGAGTTAGATGCAATAGTGTTTGCTGTAACTGCATCTGCTGCAATCTTACCTGCAACAACTGCACCAGCTTCAATAGTAGTCGCTGTAACAGCATTAGCCGCTATCTTACCTGCAATAATTGCATTAGCCGCAATCTTATCTGATACAACAGAGTTAGCCGCTATTTTATCTGCAACAACTGCATTGGCGATAATTTTGTCTGATGTTACTGCATTAGAACTAATTTTAGTTTCTGTAATAGCACCTGTACCAACCTTACTTTCTGTAATAGCCCCTGCTGCAATCTTTAAATCGTTAACAGCACCAGTAACAAGTTGTGCTGTGTCTACTGTATCAGCATTTAACAATCCAGATAAAGGGCTTAATGCTGCTATATTAGTTTTAGCTGCAGTAACTGCTCCAGAAGCAATTTTAGTTTCAGTTACTGCGCCAGCAACTAAATTAGCCGCATTAACAGTATCAGCTTTAAGATTACCTAAAGTATTGTCTAATGCGGCAAGGTTTGTTTTATTAGCTGTAATGGCACCGTCAAGCACTTTAAGACTTGATACTGCGTTATCAACAATTTGAGCAGTGTTTACCGTGTCAGGATTAAGGTTACCTGTTAAAGGGCTTAAAGCAGCAATGTTAGTTTTTGCAGATGTAATAGCACCATCAAGTACTTTTAAATTACTTACTGCATTGTTAACAATTTGTGCTGTGTTTACTGTGTCTGGATTAAGAAATCCAGTAAGTGGGCTGAGAGCAGCTACGTTAGTTTTAGCCGCAGTAACTGCACCGTCAAGTAACTTTAAATTAGTTACAGCATTAGTAGCAATCTGAGCCGCAGATACTGTGTTAGGTCTTAAGTCTCCAAAGGCTTGATCAAGAGCCGCCACATTAATTTTTGTAGCAGTAACAGCATCACGAGCAATCTTAAGCTCGGTGACTGCATTATTCATAATCTCATTAAAAGAGATTGTAGATGGAGGAACAACAATATCTAAGTCAATAGCATTACCATCATCCTGTTTCCAATGATAGTCTGGAACAGAAGTATTAACAGCAAACTTAATCTTTCTACCACCAAGAATAAGGTAATACAAAAAGTTAATAGTACCAAATGGAAAGATAGACTTGTACCAAGTGTAGTCTGCTGGATTAGTCGATTCAGTAGATGTGCTACTATTATAGATACCAAAGTAAAGCTTAAGAGTAGGTGTATTAGAAAAACCTGTGCCTACATTGTCATCAGCATATTTAACATGGATATACTGGTAAGTATAAGAACCCGGATCTCCAGCTGGGAGATCAGGATTTGGCTCAGTACCACCAGACAACCCATCAATATTTAAACTTAAATCAAACAAATAAGCATCAAGCTCTTTATCCCCTGTAATAGGTGGATTAAACATTATTACCTCCTGTCTGCTGGTCTAACATCAAACGATATCATTGGTAGTCTCCAATAATCTGTTGATGTAATATATAAGTTCATTACACGACCATTAACTCTTGGGTCTACCTTGTAGCCCTGTGATTTTTGATTATTAGGTAGGAATGTAAATACATCCTCTGCGGTATATGTTGGTTCGTCAATATAATTGTTTTGACCACGTACTTTAATACTAATACTAGCTGTTGAAGATACTTTATCAAACAGAGGGTATATTGAGTTAATAAGGGAGCTAGCTGTTAAGTCTCCTGTATTAATTTTCTTTGATACATAAGAGTCATATGGAACAAAGGTAGTACCATTGTACATAAGGTAAGCATCATTAGTAATTAATGTTTGTGTGCTGGTAGTTGTAAACAACAACTCTTGTTTAGCATAAACAAAAGTACTATTTAAATTCTGTGGAGCATTAAACGCATATGTAACGCTAGCTAATTGTCTCTTTGTCCATGTATTATTTTTATAATTAAAGATAAGAGCTTCGTTACATACTGTAGAAGATCCTTTAGGATAATTAATCCAGATCTCTTTATAGAATGGATTACGTACTACGTGTACCTTATTGATTTGTGCTTTATTTAAATTATTAAAGAAATACTTTTTAATTCTGAAGTCAGCAATAGATTCAATATTACCTGAACCATTGTGAATATAAATATCATTACGATCTACAACAAAATGGTTACCGTCAAACTCGCATACACAATCTGTACCGAGGATACCATAAGACTTTGAGTATGGAGTTACTTTAGATACTGTTCCAATAGACAATATATTAATACTGTCCTCAGAATAAATAAACATGTTACCTCTAAGGTCAAGCATATCTAGTACTTGGGAAGTAGAGCTTAATTCAAACTCATCAGCTGTGTCTGTTGTAGTTCCGGGTTGCCATACTTGAGGGATATTACCTGTAGGTGCTTGAACAGACACACGTACTGTTCCGGGAGCATAGGTTACAATACCGTCTTGTGTTAATGTTAAGTTAGCTGCAACAAGAGAATAATTAAACGATCTAATAACTCGAGCTGTTACAGTAAGACCTGCAACATAGTTCCATCCAGGAAGTGGTTGAAAGGTTGATCCTGCTGAAGGACTACCATAAAGGCAGTACAAAGGTGTTGTCTGACCATTGTTTACAATAATAGCAAAGCCACCGTTAAATTGTGTACCTTGCCAATCACTGTTGTCATACACTACGTCTGCTGAAGTAAACATATTTGATGTATTACCAGCAGCATCTACTCGAACGATAGCTCCATTCTTAGCAAAGATGTTATAACCTTGATCAGGTCTTTTCCAGTGAATACCATAGTTAGGAGCAATAGCTACAGTCCTGTATGCTGCTTCTCCAGTAATTGTTTGTACTGCATTATCATCAAACCGAACATTGAGTACATCAGAAAAAACATTAGGAGGAACAATTAAAGGGGATAAGTCTGTGTTGAGACCTCCCTTACCTAGGTCTGTAATTGGTGTTGCCATAAGATATCCTTTTTATTACTAATAGGTACCGATTAAGTTTTATTATATTCTTCTTCGGTTAATAGACCTGACTTGTATTTATTTGCAGGTCGGAAAATAGTTAGCTTTTGACCACGCATTTCAGGTGCAAAAGAAATATGAGTCCAACGACCATACTCGTGAATCATCTGATCAAATTTAATTCCAGCGGCTTCAATAGCTTTGCATACTGCTAATGGATTACCGTAAGACGATGTGAAGTCAATAGCCCAACCATCCATGTGAGAGGATACTCGTGATCCACCTACAGCTACGTTTACTTCAGGTAGCCTAAGCCAAGAGTTTACGCTGATAGGTTTACCGAGTACAGCACGTATCTGTTGCATACCCTCAGCGGCTTTCTTCATGTTCTCAAGTTGACGTTCGTCTGGTTGATTGTTGATACCCATTCGAACAGCTGTGTCTGAATGTGTAGCTTCTTCGAGTGTAAAGTTTTCACTTAGCTTTGTCATTTCTTAACCTTGTCTGCAATCTTTTCCATAGTGCGTCCACCAAAGTAAAACGACATAACTAACATACCCCATTGACCTAGTAGTTCTACATAGGCTCCACGGGTTTCGTAATCAAAAATTGATGCAATAGCAAAGCCAGAGTAAGCTGTTAACAAGAATACTAAAGTTAGTGGTCGGATATTCTTAGACATCCATGAGTCACTCACCATATCAGCTTGCATACGTTGAGTGAGATTATTTTGTTCGGTCTCATATAGTTTAGTTTCATTAGCCATCTTAGCTAACTCACCATCATGAGCCATCTTTTGTAGCTCTAATTGAGCCTTAGCTTTTTGTTCGGGGTCTGGGATAAGCTTATCAATGAGCTTACCACCTACGTTTAACAGGGCATCTAGTCCTAGCATATGTTTCCCTTCTATGCGTATTTATCAAAGTGTGTTTTGTTATTAAATATTTCTATCTCAATAAGATTTTGTCTAGCTCTTTTGTTGTATAATTCTAAAGCTAGTTCATCAATGGCTTGTCTGATCTTATTAGCCCTAATTACTGCATCATATTCAGACTGTAATCTTTCAACTCTTGTTTCAAAAGCAATTGATTTAACATCGTAAGGGGTAGGAAAAACAAAAGGATACCATTTATGTAATGAGGTAATCATTTATTAACTTCTTTTTCAACAAGTTGTTGGTAAAGAAAAACTACCTTACTCCTTAATTCTGCGTTATCAGCAGTACCAGCCCATTCAGGTAAGTTATTCCATATTAATATTAAATCTTCTTTACTGCATTTATGACCTTTAAGGTCTAGCCATCTGTTGAGATGGATGTGTCGTTCTGATGGATTATGTATTGTCATACCTAACCCATAGAACTCCACTGTAGAGCATCTAATCGTTTGAGAAGATGCTACTGATATCAACAATAGAAATGCAGCTATAAACCACTTCATTTTAAATGTAGCTTATTGTCTATAGCCAACCATATAGCACCAAAGAAAGCACCAACGATAATCACTGGTTTAACTGCTTTGGCAAACCATTCAAGAACAATAAATGCACCTTGAGCAGCATTAAAAGCTTTAACAACTTCCTCTGTACTTTTATCTAGTTTATCTACTTTGGCTTCTAACAAAAGAAGTCGTTCATATATTTGTGAGTGGCTTACTTCTTGTTCTTGAATGATGTTCATCTATTATGCCTTTACTTCTACGTCTTGGATGTCAGGTTCTTGTTTAACTTCAAGGGCTTGCTTCAACAAAGCGAAGAAAGCATTTCTACCTACTTGTAATTGATCTACATTGAATCGTGCTGAATCAAGTTTACGATCTAAGTCTGAAACATGGTTAAGAAACATCTGTTGTTCTTGAGTCATGTCTTCATACTTGTATTCTACACCATCAATAGTTACGGGTGTCTTTTCATTTTTTCCCATTATTATTTTCCTTTAAATTGTCACTAAAATTAGGTAGTGACTTCCTATTTTAAAATATAATTTCAGCGTCTATTTAGTTTAATAGTATTCCGCAGTAAGAGTAATCAAAGATGCAGTAGCTACAATGTTTGATCCCCCACTATTAGTAGAAATCTCTATAGTGTAGTCTGCTGTTGTAACGCCAAAACCGCTAGTACGCTGAACAAAAACTCCTTGAGTAGTATTTAACTGCAACCACCCAGTAGTACCCGTTGCCGAGTTACCTGCCCCACCAGAGAAAAATGTTCTTGTAAACCGAATCCAGTATCCCGACCCAACGCCAGTAGTTGTAGGTGTCGCCCAATTACCTGATTTGCCTGCACTAGCTTCAAGGGTAGCGCTCCAAGTACCATTAGAAAGAAAGTTTAGCTCTGCAGTAGACGGTTCACCCCCGGCATAAGGTGTTGCGGCAAAAGGCTCGTTAGAAGTTACTGATGACAAAGAAATTGTTACAGCAGACTTACCCCAACCATCGGACATTGATATAGTTGTGCCACTTCCAGTCTTTTGAAACAAAGATCTAAGAGCAGAATCATTCATATCAATCGTAGCAGTAGCACTTCTACCTAACTCAGTATTTACTTGTGATAAGGATATCGCTGATCCTGATGGGGGTAATGCCATTTGTTAATCCTTAAATTTAATTAGCTGATGGAGGTGGTGGTCGAATACCACTCTGTTGAGCTGACTGAAAGTCTTGACCTAGTTTGCTTAACTTCATAAACAAATCAATGCACTCACCGAGTTGTCCGACAGACAACTGCTTCATAATGACGTTGAATTCCGCTACTGTTACTTCGCCAATATTAATTTTATCGTTCATATATCTCTTCTTTTATTTAAGGGGTTGTTGGAGTAGGTTCTGGAGGTGCCCATGGTAGGGTTGGCTCCGTCACCGGATCGATTTTGTCTGCAATTTGTTTTGCAATTTGTGCGTTAACATGCTCTTCATAAGAGCCTGTAACTACTGGTTGAATCCAGCTTAAAACAATTTCTTGTGTAAGCTGGTCATAAGGAATAAAGTCGGTTTGCTCAGGATTAGGGTCTAGGGGTGTTGCACCACTAAATGTTCCTGTGTTTCCGTTTTCATCCGTGCCTGTTTTTGTCCAATAAGTTTGAACTACATAGTCAGTTTCAGTACCAACTCGTGTAACTTTCATGCCTGTTACGGCCCATGTATATGTAATTGCCATGATTATTCCTTAATCAAGTTGTTAATAAGAGCTTCTAAATGAGCTACCTTAGATTTTAATTCAACGACTTCTTTTGCAAGTTCTACAGCAGAAACCATAGCGGCATTGCCATATGCGACTGCAAGATGTGGCCCTTCGTCTAAAACAGTTTCAGGCAAAACAGTCTGGAGGCTTTGAGCGCTAACACCTGCCTGCCTTGCACCCGTATCAGTTCTAGTATAAGTGCCGCTCTTGACTTTGGCTAGGGCTTCAACAAACCCTGTGCATACATCTGACCAGTCTGTTTTTAAGCGCTCATCAGAATAGGCGGTGACATTGCCTTTTGCAATAAAGTCAGAGCTGCTACGAAAAATGAAATTGCAGTCAGCAGATGTTGTTCCAAAATGCATGCCTATACTATCGGAACCACCATAACCCCCACTGCCTTGAAAATACGACATTCCATAACTATCAGCATTTCCAAAACTCCAAATGCGATTTCGGCCTGATTGATACCCTGCATTTTGAAAGCCGCCTCCAGTGCCAGATGAAACAGTGCCTGCGCTTGAAAGAGATAGTCCTGAACTGCTTGGGTCTAAGTAATAGCCTGTGTCGTTGGCGTCATAGAAAATAGTGCCGTCTACACGAGCGCCAAAGTAAGCGCCTTTGTTGCAGTACACCCCGTACGCCGAATTGGTCGACGAAGTGCCAATACCCATGCAATCATTTGCAAGC